TACAGCCTTAGCTTGTTCAACATAACTATTAGCCTCTGCACGTAACTCAGGAATTGCTTTTAACGCTTTATCTTTTAACTTTCCTACTGATACAGCATCTTCTATAGCATCTATAGCATCTTGATCAGAAAAGTTTTTAGATTTTAATAAATCAAAATAAACTTGTTTCTGAAGATTTTCATCTTCTGATAAGGTTTGTTCATCTATACTATCAAAGAACTCTAATCGTTGAGCCATCATAATAGCTTGGTCAGTTTCGTCAAATGCATCTTCGATTTCTAAGAATCTTTTCTTTGCAGCTGGCATGTTAGCTTTCCAAGCTTTTTCTGCAGATTGAAATTTATGTTTAACTGTTTTATCTACTAAATCTTTTATAGTATCTAAATTTCCAGGTAACTTATCAAGTTCTTCTACTTGTGCTGCAGTTAAAATTCCTGCATCTAGAAGTTCTTTCATCAATCCTTTATAAATAGCTTCGTTTTTTGTAAGGTCTACATTTGGTTTTGTAGGTTCCGTACTAGGGTTTTGGTTAACTCCCTCACCTGTTTCCGTTGAAACAGGCTTAAATATTTCACCATCATCTTCTCCTTGACTAGGTGTTTTATCTTCAGATTCTTCATTGTTGGCTACTGCAGAATTTAATTCTTCAGGAGACATGATTTCTAAACCCTCAAATAAGTTTTCATTCTCTGTATTCATTTTGCTGTCGTTATTAAGTTACAATATTAAAATTTTTTTAATAAATTAAATTATTAATTTTTATAAATTCTCTATAATCCTATAGCTTTATCTTTTAGCTACAGGTCTATTTTTTTGAATTTCTAATGCTTTAGCTTTTAATTCTTCGTTAGCTTTATTAGAACGTTCTGTCTCTGCCAGTTTATCTCTTTGTAAAGAAATATTTTCGTTTTTATAATTTTCTTCTACTTCAGTGCGTCTTAAATCTAACTCATCTGCAATGCCATTACTATCTGAATCTAGTAAGCCAGATTCTGTGCGGTAATTATTTCCTTCTTCTCTTAAAGCTGCTATAGCAATGTTTGCTTGTATTTGCTCACGTTTAACTGCTATTTCATCCTCATGCTTTTTCATTTCAAACTCTTGTTTCATCTTAGCTTGTTGATCAGCAAGTTGCGCAGCTTGTTGTTGTTGCTGTAATTGTTGTTGTTGCATTTGCTGATTCTCTTCTCTAATTTTTCTAGCAGAGTCTTCTAGTTTTCTAGCAATTTCTTGTACAGATTCTGATTGAGAAATAGTAATTAAATCTGCAATAGTTGCTTGGCCATTTTGAATAGCTGCTTGTGAAAGAGAACGCAAGTCGTTAAACAATTGCTGGTCAGCAGAAGAGTTAGAAAGATGTAAGTCATATTCTGTAGAGCAGAACTCATCAAAGTGTGTAATTAATTGCTGTCCTAAATCGTCTAGTAAGTACTGTCCTTTTTTAGGATTAGTTTTATAAGCAAACTTACAGCATTCTAAGAATTTAGTAAGAACTCTTTTTCTAAAGTTATTATCTATAGCAAACCATTTTTCTGTAATATGAGATGTTTGTGCTACTTCTCTTTCTACATTATTTACTGCTTCTCTATTTTGTATTTGTCCTTCGCGCGCGCCTGATACTCCTGCAAGTTTACCTAATGTGTTTTCTATATCTAACATTAAGTTAGTATACATTGATATTTCATTAGGATCACCTACTTGTATTTGTTGTGCTGTTAAAGTATTAAAACTTCCTGCAGATTTACCTTGAGACGGTCCTTTAAGTATTTCATTAGTAGGGTCTAACCAAGCAAATTTGTTGATAGTCACATATCTCATCCATTCTTTTGGATCCCAGCCTGAAGGAACAAGTGATGCATTGAGTGCAGTAAAGGACCCCTTATATGTGGCTATTGCAAGTTCCCTTTTATAGTAAGCAATATCATAAGAATACGCCAAGGGTTTCATAACATCCATAAGAGATTGGACCTTATAATCATTAGTAGAATTAACAGAACCTACATATGGAGGGGTCCCTTTAGATTTATTAACTAAAGATTTACTTGCAAATGGTACAGGACGCATTACAGTGTAAATATGGTCGGCTATCTTTGTACCTTCCATCCACTCATTGACCCATATCCACCTAACTGTTTCCCCTAAAGTTTTATTAGGTTTGTAATCTTCTGGCACATAATCTTTTTGTTGATTGCCGTCTTCGTCTATATATGTTAATTCTCCTATTTTACGTCTTGATCTCCAACATACTTTTAAAACTCTTACGTTTCCATAAGTATCAAAAGCTCCTGCAAAAGTTCTAACTCCCATCTCATTAGGATGGAAAATATTTAGAGCTCCTTGTTCGCCATAATAATCATATACTGATATATCTCTATTAAGCCCTATTCCTCCGCCTGAACCCATAGAAGCATCTACTTTTCCTCTTTCTAGAAAATCTATATCTTCAGGTTTAAGAGTATCCCAATAATCATCTATTACTTGTCCAATAGATTTATAACCGTATTCTACAATAATATCTGCGTCTTCAATAAACATTGAGTTTCCGCCCATTGTATATAAATTCATAGGATTTACTCGACGCATTACTGGATTGCCTCCAAGTACTCCACAGTACATTATTTCTTCGCCTCCAACAAGTAAATCTTCAAAAGTGCGAAGGAAAACAAAATCAAAATCTCCTTCTTTATATTCTTTCTTTAGAATTTTATTAGCTACTATTTCTGCAACATCTTGAAATTCATAAGAATTAAATTTTTGTAATTTCTGTAATCTCTCCTGTATTTCCTGCTCGCTAACAGAAGTGCCCATAACTATTTGAGCCATTTCTGATTTAATACTTTGCATTATTTGCTGTTCTTTGCGAGATATACCATCAGGATCATTAGAGGAAATATAAGCTCTAAACTCTTTACGTCTCTTAGCATATTCTCCTAGTAATAAATTTACTTTAGAGTTTTCTATGCCGACATGTTGGAAACTAGCAGGTAAAGATTCTAAATCTAGATTATCAGGATTAATAAATTTTTCAAAATCTTTAGAGCTTATAATATTAGCTCGTAGATTATAATTAACCTTTTTGTTTTTAAAATTAGAGCGAAGATTTACATCAGAGGTAAGCAAATGCTCTGCAAAGTCTATGTTTTTCTTATACCAGTGGTCAGTTTTTTCAGAGTCTGATAGTTTTTGTCTAGGGAAACTTATATATCCTTGAATCTTTACAGGCTGGCTCATAATAAATATTTATTTAAAAAACAAATCTATGAATAAAAATTAGAATCTAAAGTATTTGGTACTCTCTTTTTTAAAACTCCCATTTCTTCAAAATAAGGGTTATCTAAAAATGTTTTTATTTTAGTTACTTCTTGTGTTATTTGTTTATACATAGTAGAGTCTAGCCATAATAACATAATTAGCGCACTGACTCTATCAAAGTTTCCATCAGGATTCCACATAACTAATTCTGTTAATAATGCAGGAGAATAAATAGTTTCATAAACTCTTAGTTCTGAGTTTAAAGATACTTTTTCTTGTAACCAGGATTTTACCATATTTCTTCCTTCTGCATTAACTGCATTAGAAGCGTTAATACCTTTAGCTGTATTAGTTCCAGATTTATAAGTATCAGAAGATCTTAGCTGATAAGGCGTTTCTGCTAATAAATAAGTACACTTGTTTTGATCAAAGTAATTATATAAACCAATAAGGTTTTTCTCATACATACCTATGGCGTTGTAGTATAATAACAATTTTCTACATATCTCATAAAAATCTTTAGCTTCAGAGGTTCTTCCTGTATATTCAGCAACTAACTGTCTAGTTAGTCTATTCATTATAAATATACTAGGCAGTGAGTCAGTAGTAGATTTGTCCTTATCTACGACGTCGATTCCAGCTATGTAAACTCCTTTAGGAATTACTCCTTCAGGATTTTTTTGAGGCTTAACCCATATTTCTATACAGCCTTGCTTCTCATCATTTTTATTTAATGGAAATTTCCTTATAGGTCTCAAATCTTGTATAGTAACAAAATCTAATGTATTATCTTGATTAAATACTAAATGCCCTTTAAAAGAAGCATCTGTGTATTTTACATATTTTCCTCCTTCTACTTCAGCTAGTTGTTCTTTTAATTGTAGAGTAGGAAAGAATGCACCTTCAAGAACTAGAAAAGCTTCTGAAGGAACCATAGGACCGTTAATAATTTCTGTCTGGTATACAGTAGGATCTGGTGATTTTTTAGCTTCTTGTCGTTTATTTTCTATAAACATTTTTGCTAATATCTCATCTGTGTCTTTATTTACCCCTGTTTTAAATTCATTAAGAGTTTTAGAATACGGCACAAAATATCCTATCTTGCCTCTATGCTCAAATATATCTTCAAACTCTATGCAGTTATAATCTTGTGGATTTCTGAAAATACTTTCTGCATATAAAGCTGCTCTACCCGATACTAGTCCGCCTGTTCCGAGGGCCCATATAACCAAACTTTTCTTTGCTTTAGATGCTTGGGTGGCTTCAATGGCTCCCCATGATTCTTTTATATTATACATGAAACCAACT